TGGACACCATCGGCAAGATATCCGGATGGTTCAGGATTGCATTGAATTCCAATCCGTTTGCCGATCGCCTTAGCTCCGGCGGCGTGCTGCTATGAAGCCCCCGCCCGTCAGTGTCGAACCCGCGAACGTCACATTCGCCGACAGATAGACCGTTACTCCGCCCTCGATCCGCATCGAGCCCACTGGAAGACATTGGGATAATCCGGCCCCTATCGTCTGCTGGACTGTCACATAGGCCCCGTTGTTCGGCGCCCCTGGGTCCGTCGCCGATGCCGTGTTGATCCAAGCTCGGATTTGGCTTTGCGTTGTTCCTCCGGCCGGCGTGCTGACGAAACTTCCCCATACGTCCCAATCTCCATCGGGCAAAACAATCGCGGCGACATCGTAAGACGTGCCGCTAGATACGAACGAAACCCCGCTGCCGCTCGCGTGCAGATATTCGCCGATATTCCCGGTATTCGCGCCTAAATTCCCCGCGTTCCCCGGATATTGCCCGCCCACAGAGGTCAAATCGGCCGGGACAACTTTTCGGAACGTTGGGTTCGCCGCCGCGCCAGATGCTGGCCCCGCGATGAAACTATTGGCCGCCTGCGCCCCGAATTGCAGCGCGTTGAAATTTCCCCATGCCGGGAATTCCGCGCCCATGACGAGGACTTGATTGGCGATGCCGGGATTTAGACCGTCCCAGGCTGTCAACCCACGATAAAGAAGCGACCCAACCGTAGTGGATATGGAATCGAGCTGAAGGCTAACCGAACCTGCGGCGCCCCCGGTTCGATTATAGAGCAGAAGAAAAAACTGATACCAAGGCAATGTGCAGAGTTCAGTGCCTTTTTGGATGATAGTTTGAGTTGGCAGCCCAACATTAAATGGGGTTGCCGCCATTTCTACGCTCCATGCGGCACGGTTTCAACATAGGCGCCCTGAAGAGCAGAAGGCCCATTGTACGACCACAACAGCTCGTAGACCATATCGCGACCCATGCCGATGCCGCGCCAGCGCATCATGCTTCGATAATTGCCAGAGCTGACAAGGCCTTTGAGCCGATAATTGCCGAAGCTGGCCCCGCCATTCCGCGATACCCGCATGCAGAGCTTGGGAGCATTTGGATTGAAGATTTGCGAAGTCAGCGGGCCGAAGCCAGTTGAAAATCCGCTCGAAAATCCAGACGCTATTGCGATTTCCTCGCCTTGCCCGACGATACCGCCGGTCTCGAAGTCCGCAACAAAAGCCGAATGCGTGATGTAGTTCATATCGGCCAGAACATGGGGGAAGGATCGCCGGATGACGATCGGCTGCCCGTTGTCCTGATAGATTTTCGGGTCCAGCGCATAAAGCTGGCCGGTCGCCCAATCCTGCCCAACGATTGTCGCCGGATATCCGCCGGATGGACTTACCGCCGCATAGAATCCGGCCTTGTCCCGGTGCGCGACGCCATTGCTATCCGTCCATGTTCGCCGGTGCCATTGTTTCGTCGAGAGATCATAGACCCAAGTCTTATCAGCGGACGGGAAGTTGAAGACGATAAAGGTATGTCCAGCCTGCTGGAATGTGCCTCCGATGCAATCCGCGACTGTCGGATAACCATTCCATTCATATTCGAGCGCGCGCGTCGAGATCGCCTTGACGTTGTAGCCGTCAGTCTGGAGTGCGATCGGTTGGCCCTGGAGATTCTGGCTGATCCAAAAGAGGGTGACGTCGCTTCTCACAAGCGAGTAAGGCGCGGCACAACCATATGGGATAAATACGTTCGGCCATTCCTGATAGGGGAACGGCGTAGACCCCGCTATGTACCAAACTTCCGTCCCTTGCGTGCCCAATAACCACGCCTGCCGGATGTTGAACGCAAAAGTCTGGATAGGGTCCGGCGTCGAATCCTTGTTCGCTTGAACTAGCGCGTTGAACGTCACCGTATCGCTCAGAGTCACGTACCATTCATTTGTCCCCGGCGCCGCGAAGGCCAGAAAGGTATCCGAAAAATCGACCCGGCGCGAACCGACGAAAGTTCCCGTCGCATCTACCAAATTTGCGAATGCATTCGTCGCCAAAGTCACAGTATAGCCGAACGGGGTGCCATCGACAAGGACTGCCGTTACGCCATTATCAGACATCGAGACCGGCGTCAGCAAATTGCTTATCGCACCCAGTAAATTCCATTGCCAGTTATTATCGATATGGAATAACTGCTGGCCGACGGCCGCATAAAGCTGGCCGTTCGATAAGGTGAAAATCCCGCGCCCGGCACCGGGGAAAGGAGGGGAGGAAAGAAGGCGCTTGCCTTCCTTTGGAACGATAAGGCTCGGCGCGGCAGGATCAGTTTCTTGAGGGTTGATTTCGAGAAAGCAATTTTCGCTGATTATAACATTGCCTATTGTACTACGCTCTTGATAAGCTCCGCTGGTCAACGGTATGAGATTCTGGCTCTTCGGCACCATGTACATGCTTCCAATTCTTGCCAGCTATAATATTATACACCGCTCCGGGACTTATCCCAAATTTCTTTCCAATTAGACTTTGGCTCAATATTCCTTTCAATGCGCGAATTTCCACAACCTGTGCTTCTGTTACTATCGCTCGCGGATTCCTGCTCCCTAAATTATCCGTCCCGTGAATTTTCTTATCCGCCTGATTTTCAGTACGCGTCGCCCACCGCAAATGGGCGGCCGTGCAGCATCCTAAATGCCCGTTACCGCATGAATGCGCGGCCTCATGTCTTGCACTGGGGGAAGGCCCGTTTCTGTCTTCGCAGACCATGCGAGAAACGTATGCCTCTCCTCCGTTATGCCTTAACCGACCGTAGCCGTGCTTATCTTTCGTATAAGGCCAAATCAAACATTCGTTACCGCAGTAAGGCAGCACGATTTCTCGAAAGAAGCGTAGTCTTTCCCCAAAATTTATCCCGCCGCCAAGCGGATCGCCATGCCGCCGCCATCTTTTCCAATGCGCAAGGCACCATCCGCGCGCGATCGCACGCTTTCCGCACCCATCAATCGAGCATATTTCCACGGGTTCTCATCATCTTATCGGGGAGGAGAGGCCACCATAGCACCTTGCCCCTCTTTCGAGCAACAAATGATTCCGCTTCCTCCTTACTTTCGAACTCGCCAGACGGCCTAATCGGAGCATCTGGAGGATATAGCGACAGGCGGAACTCGCCCTTCCTTCCCAACCATCCGTAGAAAGTGCGTTTGATCAATTAGCTAAGTTTCCCTGCCGACCACGCGCCATTTTTGGCACAAAAGAAAATCGCATTTGTGTTCGTCGTAAGCGTATAAGCCGTTGACCCGGCCACGGCGTTGATTGTATCTGCTGCAGCCGTGGCAAGCAGCGGGTTGTTGCTCGGATTGCCATAAACATCTAGCGTTCCGGCCCCTGCATTCCGTAGCAAAAGCGAGCTTCCTTGGAAGCATTGCGGTAGCGCAACGCTATCGCCAGTCGTCGCGACGGTATCGACCTCGATCAGGTAAATCCCGATCGGCAGCGGAGTTGCCAGCGCTTGCGTGCCGCCAGCCTTCGCGACAATGCCGCTCTGATAGCTGAAATTCTGCCCGCCAGCGAGCCCGTTGAGCCAAGTCCCATCCACCATACCGGGCCCAGTAGCCGGGATCGGCGGAACACCAACAGGGCCGCCAGTGATATTCGACGCAATGGCCGCGCTAACGCCAGCAAAGATAAAGGCGCCCATCACCCAATTGGCAAAGTTTTTTGCAAGAGACTTGAACATTTTCGACCCCACCGGTTGACAAGTTAGTTAAAACTGTATCTATGTTCAGTTGTTCACTGTTAAGGAGCTAACGTGGACCCCAACAAAAGGAGACATTAATAATGTTACGTAAGACGTGGCGCCCTAGCACCAACCAGGAGAACGCCAGAATGACACTCGATATAGTTATGCAGAGGTTGCGCGGCGCAATTGCCGCCGCCGGTTCGGAAAATGCTTGGGCAGCAGAGAACGCCATAAGCCAAACATATGTCAATTACGTTATGCGCGGCGTCATCAAGCCCGGCCCGAAGCTTCTCAAAGCCCTCGGGCTTAAGAAAGTAACAAGCTACGAGAAGGTGTGAAATGGAAATCCGCTTGCCTATCCCAGCAGCCATTTTAGCCGTTGTCGTGATTTTCTCAATACCTCTAGGGACTGGCCTCTTTATCGGCCGCGCCCAAACCATTCACGTTCACGATGTCACGGACTCAATCGTTCACAACCCGGATGACAACACCCTGTCATTCAACGGCGTGACGCTCTCATGCCAGAAACCCTCAGAATGGAGAATAAAGTGAGGCGCCTGCAAATTACCCTCTACGTTATTTCGGCCTTGGCGGCAATCGCATCGGCCTTTGCGGCCGGAAGGTTTACCGTCGTCCAATCCGCCGATTGCCCCTTCGATTTCGAGCAAATGGACATTACCCCGCAAACACCGACCGCTTACCATCATATCGGCCATCGTGCGCCGAAGCATGGCATTGCGGTTCCATTGCCACCACGAAGGCCGACGATATGAGCGACATGCAAATGCTTATCGCTATTCTTTCAATCGTCTATGGCGCTTGCGTCGCTAGAGAAACAACAGTCGGCAAACACTAATCCGGGCTATCCGATCTGTAATCATAAGCAATATCATGCCGCCGCAACGCGCGCGGCATCTGCAATGTGGACATCTGTTGGTTGGCGAGGCGGATGACGTTTAAACCGTCTCGCGCCAATGATTTTACATCCTCGCTAACCGGCATCTGATATGTCACTTGGAGGCGCCGCACGAGGCACCAATTCAGAGCCGCTTCATATTCTGGCGGGAATGAAATCTGCTGTTGCAGCCCCGTAAATCGAGGCAACACAACCTTGAACCCTACATGAATCTCATAAATTGTAGATTGTGGTACAGGCCAAGGAAAGAGCAGGCCAACCGGCCAAATCGGATCGTAGAAAATCCGCCAAGGCAGCGTTCCGACATTCTTAACCGTAATCCTCGAATAATCTTCATGGCTCTGAATGATCCCGAGCGGAATATCAACGGCAAGGTTTCCTGGATTCGACGTTTGCGCAAACCGCATGAACGCATATTCGAGCCGGTCCGGACGCGGGTTGATATTGATCGTCTGCCCGGCTCCCACCGTATAACTTAGCGCGCCGGTCGAAACAAAGGAGTAGTCCTGTATCCGGTAAACCAGCCATCTCTTGCGCGACCATTGCGCTATAAGCCAATTAGCCTGTCTGAGAGCCCGGTTGATAACGGGTTGTTCGATTTCCTCGTCTATGCCCGCAATCCCGGCATCGACCAACGCATTTGTGAGAAGCGTCTGGACCGTATCAACCGGAAATGCGACCTCGGAAGGTGGAGGCGTTCCAATCGTTGGCATTCCGCCCCCATCATGTTAAATTATATTTCTATGGGCTTGGAGGCGATATTGGGCGGCCTCGGGTTTGTTCGTCAGTTCCGCACCTGGAGGAAGCAACGACAAAACTGCGCGGGTTCGATGCCCGCCTTGCCCGACTTAAGCGGCGCGCTCAACCTCTTCCTTGAGCCGCGCAAGGCCCCAGCGCTTATCAACCTTGATGCCCTTGTCCTCGGCCTCTTGGCGCCATGCGGCGATCGTTGCGGCCTCATCCTCGCCATTTACAGGCTCGTAATCCGGATTTAGGCCATTTGGCTCC